ATCAGCAGGTATAACATATTCATCTTTACTAAGAAGAGCAAAGTCAGGATTACCACCCTCTACTCGGAAAGGTATTTCATCTGACATACCATCACCCTTTCCTTCTACTTGACCCTCAAAGTATTCTCCTACATCCCCGCCTTCCTGAAGTCCAAATGCATTCTTAAACTGACCTACGAATGACTTCATATTAGGAATATAAACCTCTTGTCCTATAGCAATTTTATTACGATCCACGATATTTGGATTTGATTCCAGCAAGTCTTCTATAGATACTCCGCTTTGCTTTGCTATAGAAGATAATGTATCTCCACCTTTAACTGTGTAGTCCCTACCAAGTAAATTTAATAAACCCTTTCCAGCTTCTCTTGCTGATCCTATAAAGTCTGTATCTTTACTTTCTTTTTTAGTAGGAGTTTTTATAGTTGTTTGTTCAGGTAAATCTGATTTTTTAAAATCTTCTGAAGCAGAAAAAATATCTTCTTCCTTTTTTCCTTTTCCCGAAGCAAAATCATAAAAATCTTCTATTGATTTAACAGTAATATTTCCTGCACTATCCTGCCATTGCTTATTTAATTTTGCTGCGTTACTTCCCTTTTTATAGATAACAGTATCTTTTGCTCTATTTGCAAAACCCGGAGCAGCTTGCAATACTCCTAATGATGCTCTAAGTCTTTCTGCAACTTCTTTTGCTCTTTTTGGAGTTTGTTTTGCCCATTTAGAGGCTAAAGCTGATTTTTTAGCAGCATCTGCATCTCCAGCTTCAATAGCTTTTCTCATGTCTTTAAACTGATTAACACCCGCTTTACCCATTTGATATACCATTTCTGCAATGGGATTTGCTTGCTTATTAGTTAAGTTAGGATAAAGCTCTTTTGCTTGTCTTACAGAACTGTTCCATCTTTTAAGAGCTTCATTATCAATAGTAGATTGGCTTATTTCATCACCAACTTTAAAACTCTTTTTGCCCATTCTTTTTATTAAATCCTTGTCTACTAAAACACCAGCACCAAATGTTAGTTTTCCTTCAGAATCTTTATAAGCAACATATGAATTAGTATCTTTATTATAATATTTTGGGCTGTTAAAGTAAGCATCTCCAAACTCTAATGGCCTTACAACTTCTTCAAAATATTCCTCATTAGAGTTTGAGTCTACTTTTCCACCATCTTGCATTGTAAGAATACCAGACAAACTCTCTTGGGGAGACATTTCGCTTACTTGTACTTCTTCCTGAATTTCAAAAGGAATGTCTTGCCGCATGGTTGTTGTAGGCATTACAGTTTTAGTACGGTCTGGTAATCCTTGCGCCATGTCTTTAACTGCAGACAAGTCTTCTCTTTCAGACTCTTCACTTACACGGTTATCAATCATATTAGCAGCTTCACTGCCAGCACCAAAAGCAGCTAGCGCCGCAGCAAATGGTCCTGTCTTTTGTGGATTAGCCATAGCATATTGACCAGCAGTATTCATAACCTGACCCATAGCATCAGAGGGATTAAAACCAACAGGTACGCCAGTATCTACATCTACTTCTTGTTTACCTAAACTCTGTAGACCAGCATCAGGAGATGGCATTTGCATTTGTTGTACTTGAGCAGGGCGTTGAGCAGCTTCTCGTAGTTGCTGAATATCCGCAAGCCTGTCTAAACCCTCGAATGGTAAAACCATTATAAACATCTCCTAATATCCATGTAGTTAGACTGAGGTACAGTCATGTCTGCATGTAATGTATTTTCATTATTATACAGTGAACCTTTTGAATATGCCATACCTTCAGACTTTGTAGCACCAAAAAAGTCAGGCGGTTGTACTATGCCTTTGTTTACATTTTCTATAAATGTATTTTGATTTATTACTTCTAAAACTTTCTTATAGTCATACATTAGTTAAAGTCCACCCATCCAGTGCCTTCTACATATCCTCTAAACTTACTTGCGCTAGCAGAAAAGGCTATATCACCATTAGCAGGTCTTCCTATTTCAGACACACTAACGACAGTGTACACTTTTGTAGCTGGCGCTGCCTCTACCTGTATGTCTCTCGCCTCAAGCAAAAACTTTAACTGTCCAGCATAAGCAAGAAGAGTATCATAAACTTTAGTCAAATCCTCTGTGTTTGTATATCGTGGTAATTCTGGATAGAGAAAAGCCATTAGCGTTTACCATCTGATTGAACTGCCAATCGTACACTACCCCACTTCCATGAAGTATTAAAACTATCACAAGATACTCTTACATTAGCCTGTCTTCCTCTGGCTCTAAAGTCTACCTTTTGAGTTACAGCATTAATTTCAAACGGTCCTTTCTCAGAGTAATTAGAAGCAGGATATTCTTTTAGATTAACAGAAAATTGAATAGCACCTTGATTGATAGTATAATCAGGAATAATTTTATCCATGAACATAAGATTATTACCATCTTCTATATCAAAGTCTGCGGACTGTAGAAAAGATGTCAATGCCTGACCATTGCCAGTAAAGACAGATGTAGGTTCATTATCCCAGATATATTGGTCAGCCGCTGCAGATACTTGTCCTAGAGCAATCGTATTGGTAAAGACAGTAGCATCTTTAAATGTCGTATAGAAGCTAGTACCATATGCCCACGTATCTTCTTCATAATTATAAATTACATAAGCGTCTGGTTCTTGTAATCCTTCTTTAGGATAAAACCAGATAACTTCATGAAACTCTGAGTTTACTGCGGCATAGACTTTATCTGATTGAGTCATATTAAAATCATCATACAAGTATCTACGAACAGTACAGTCTAGTTTTTTAACTCTACCATCAAAGATATAAAAGTTATTCTCACTCATCCAAAATGAAATACCATCTACATTTACTGCGGCATGTGGTGAGATTAATCCACAGTTAGAACCTAGCTGTGCAAGAGAAAAGATAAATGGTGGACCAACATACTGTAGCGCATACATTGCCTTATCTGTCCAGACATGTATTGCATTACGTGTACGAACACCGCCCTTTAATGTAGTACCATCTACCACCTGTATTTCACCAGATGTAGATGACACTGAAGGTGTCCAGTTGGTATAGTCTTCTTGATCTGACCATCTAATAAGCAGTGGATTAAAAGTTCCTGAAGCAAACTCATTTGTACCAAAAGCAATAACATGCCTATCATTAGGAGAGACGACAATACTGTTTATACTTGTTGGTGCAGTATCTACGACAGTTGCTCTTTCTGGTGAGGTACTAGCATCTGCATCCCAGTGAAATAATTGACTACCACGACGAACAGCAAGCATGTCTTCGCCATAGTTATCTAATGACCATTGAGTTGCTAAGAACGTAATGTTAGAAGAATTAGCTGGACTATTCCATGCTCTTTCACCAGTAATCGAAGCGCCAGCATTATATACGCCAGCACCATAGCCTAAACCCTGAATGTTATTTAAATTTCCTGTAGGTAAAAGAAAGTTTAGTGTTGCTGTGCCAGCGTTTGTATCTGTACCTGTTGCTGCACTTGTCGTGCTAATATAAAAGTGGTTTAATCCACTGGTGCTTACAGCCCTGTAAACAGGCCCACCAAAGCTACTTGCAGCAAAGTCAGTTGTAGCAAAATTATTAATTGATGCGCTAGTAAAGAAAATGTAGTCATTTACTGACACACCATGAGAATTTAAACTAACTTCGATTTTATTAGAACCAACGCTTGTTGCTAGACTACCTACAGTTCCGTCTGTACCTACTGTTACGGTACTGACAATAGGAGTTATGTCATAAATAATATCGTTGGTAAGAACATATAATTTTTGTTCTGTACCAAATGAAAGTAACTTTTCAGTATTATTACTTTGCCATGTTATTAAGTCTCTGGATACACCATCAAATGTAGAGTTAAGATGCTTTTCATATCCTCTAAAGTTTTCTGGCTTACCTTCTCTAAAACGAACACGATCACAATCATACCAAGAGCCATCTTCTGAGTAAGAAGTAGACTCTCGATGAATGCCCGGTCTTAGAGTGAGCTTAAAAAGTTTTGCTGCAGTGCTTGCCATGTATATCTACTGATTAAATTCGCTTATTTTCACTGATGAAATGACAGTACCACCTCCCTGTATAATACCGCCCCTATTCAAGAAAATTTCTTGCGAGGTATTTTCTCCTGCTCTAAAACTAAATTGAATAGGATTTGTATTAGATACTGAAACACTATATCGAATATAAGCCGTATGAACGCCATTGTTTGCATTAGCTATTTGAAAAGGATAAGATGCAACTGCATCTGTGACAGAATTTTTAAATAAGGCTAATGTCATATTACCACTACCCGCAATTCCTAAATTTACAAGTGCATTCACTTCAATTCTACTGCCAGAACTTTCAGGGGTAATTGAACATTCTAACTGTGTAATATGATTTCCTTCTGTAATTTGAGGAATAGTATTATCGGAAGGAATAGCAGAAGCGCCTAAACTTACAGCAGCGGCACTTTCAACATAAACAGGAGAAGGTAATGGACTTGCCCATACAGGATTAGCTCCTGAGCCTTGTGTTTTTAAGAACTGACCTGAAGTTCCTGCAGCTAAATTTTGTATGTTTGTCCCGTTATTATAAAGAATATCTCCTTGAGCATCACCACCATAAATTAAGTTATTTCCCAAACCATCAAAAGCAGAAGCAGACACTGTTCCTGAAAATCTGCCAGATACTGCTGACACTGAGGTGGCGTTGATCTGAGTTGCGCTCAAAATACTGGTAGATACTTCTGTAGCATTAAGAACGCTAGTAGATACTGATGTAGCAGTAAGGCTATTAACAGTAAATGCACTAACTGATGTAGGGAAAGAACTTTGATAGATATTAGTTCCATCCGTAGCAATCATAATGTTTTGGCCTTGCTCTAAAATACTGGCGGTATTACCAAGAGTTTTAATTTTAAGAGCAAATGAACCAGAAGTATTATTTCTAACAAAGTATGTCTTATTGTTTGAAGGGATAATGATTGAAGTTTCTGCGGTAAGTGTTCCATCAAAAGATAGTGCTGCATTACGGGACTGATCTGTTACACCGTCTAGCTCTGTTAAAGTAATAGGGGTAGTTCCGCTAACAGAGACAATCTGATAACCTGCTACTGCCTGATCGACAAGATCAATAACATTCTGATTTAGAATATCGCCCCAAGAGTTAGGGTTTTCACCATCAGCCTGTTTTTCTAGTCGAATATTTGTAGTGTACGTACTTGCCATTCTCTAAACCCCTAAAGTTGGATAAATAATCAGGACATAGCCTATGTTATTTTCGCCCATATTTATTTTAATTACGCCTATAGGCCTTCCTACAAAGTCATTAAATTTATATGTCTCTTCTAATACCTTGCTACTTAAAATAAAAGAACTGTAATAACATCTTCCTTCTAAGGACAACTTCCAAAATATTTTATCAGCTTCTTTTTTTGATTTTGTTAGACCATAAGCTACAGCCAGTATTGCCTCTTCTTCTGTACAGAAACTTTTATATGTTATTATATCTCTATTATTATCTACATCAAATTCATTTGCATAACTATTTAAAGAAAAAAGAAACAGATTAAAAATTGTAAAATATTTTATCATTGTCTTGGATCTTCAGGCCATCCATTTTTTATATCAATTATTTCTAGCTCTGAAACGCTGCTAGCATTACCAATCGCTGTTTCTAACTCTGCATGTTTATTTCTTAAATTTGTACGCCATGTAACTAAGTTACTGGGTTTAGCTTCTGATATTTCTTGCTCACGAATCACTATCCAATCAGTTTGTTGTAACAGAAAAAACAAAGTATTATTGATGCTAGATAGCATTGCTGACTTAACATCTTCTACAGAACGAGGCGTATTAATATATGTTCTAGTAACAATCCCATTTTCAAACGTATCGAAATAAGAATTGCTATAAAAAGTATTAGACTTATTTGAATTATTCTCTTGTATTTTATAAAGACCTATAGCTTCTCTTTCCTCATCACTCCATAAAGTAAATACTTGACTGGAATGCTGAACATCATCAATAGTAATAGGTTCTGGTTTATCTATAACTTTTACTATTGTGTTATTTTTTACTAATGCCCACATTATATAAATATTCCCTTATTAAGCTATACTTACCAAACCACCCATTACAGGATAATAATCAGGAGCAGTTCCACTACCACCCATTCCAATAGGTGTACCACCGTATGTACCAGTTCCTATTGAAGTTCTTCCATCTGAAAGGTCTAAATTGCAATCAGGATTAATAGTACCGCTATTACTGCCTAATACTATTTGAGTAGCATCTCCATTAGCAGGAGAAAACCCACCTCCAATTAATTCACCAGTTGGATTACTGTTTCTCTCAAAGTTAGTGTCTCCTGTAGATCGAATAACTAACCAAATCTTACTTTCTCCTGTTACTACAGGATCAGTATTAAATGTATACTCGTTTTTTCCAGCCTGTGTGGCGATTGTTACACTTCTTTCTAATAAAGTATCAGGACTAGAAACACCATCATGTGTCCAAATTTCAACAAATGAACTACCAACTATTGTTGCGGTTGAATATGCTCTTGCTTTAGTAACGGTAAGTGCTTCTTCTCCTTGACCACCCGAACCTAACAATATGTTAGTATTAAATACCATTTACGAGTATTCCTTAGTCAGGACAGAATGAATTTTTGTAGAACTGTAAACTATATAGTCTAACCTGTCAACAGCATTGATAGAGGTAGATAGTGTAGGTGCTGTACCAGCGGGAAATTCCCAGCTTGTTCCATAAGACAATGTTCTACTTCCTGTTCCATCCTGAACAATAAAGATACTTCCTACTTGACCAGCATCAACATTGGTTGGATTATCTAGCGTTCTATTCCCTGCAAGAGTAACAGCAAAATTTTGTCCTGCATCAAAGTCTACAGCAATGTTTGCACCATCAGTTAAAGCGTTTATCTCTGCCAATGCAGACTTAGTAATATGAATTTGTTTTAATGGTGTAGCTTGACCAACACCAATTAATCCACCAACCTTTAAATCGCCACTAACAGACGCGGATGTTTTAACTACAAGCGTATTAAATGTACCACTGTCTGCAGATATGTCTCCCTCTAGAATAGTATTGATGGATGTAATAGCTGCAGCATTAACGCTGGTAAGGGCAGATACATTTGCTACAACCGTATTAATTGAGGTTATAGCTGAATTAATACTGGTAATAGCTGCAGCATTAACACTTGTTAAAGCACTAACATTTGCTACAACCGTATTAATTGAAGTTATAGCTGAATTAATACTGGTAATAGCTGCAGCATTTACACTGGTTAAAGCGGATACATTAGCTACAACCGTGTTAATAGATGTAATAGCTGCGGCATTAGCTGACGCAAGAGCAGATACAGCCTGAATATCTGCTGATGTTGCTACTGCATCTCCACCCACAAATATTCCTGTTGTAGCATAAATATTAGCTGCAGAGACTGCACCACTCATTTCTAAGTCTGTACCACTAACTTTTCCTAAGAAAGAACCTCCGCTAACTAAAGTAAGTTGATTGATTGTAAACGCAGAAACAGATGAAGGTGCTGTAGGAAGATTAGTTAAATTAGACCCATCGCCATAATAAGTAGATGCTGAAACTGCACCACTAAATTCTGCGGCAGTACCGCTAACCTTACCTAAGAAAGAAGCACCACTAACTACTGTAAGCTGATTGACTGTGTAAGCAGAAACAGATGTAGGGACAGAGGCAGTAATGCCTGTTAAATTAGAACCATCACCATAATAGGTAGACGCACATACCTGACTAGCAATTACCGCTGAGTCTGCGGTTATCTTTCCAGAAGAACTTACATCACCTTGAACTGTTAGTTTACCTGTAGTTAAAACTTCTGAGTTACTTATCTGCAGTGCAGAGTCTGTTCCTTCACCGTCAGAGATTGGACGTAGTGTAGTGTCAATGCCACTATTACCATTGCTTACTTGAAGCAAATCTTTATAAGTGTTAGATATAAGTTTACCAGTAAGTGTTGCCATTATATTGTGTTCCAATAACTATCTGTGTCTTCCCAATTCGTGCGAGCATTTTGCCACTCTATACCACGATCTGAGTTTGACGGTGGACGGGGATTACGAATATTTTCATCATCTCTTACATTTGGTGTTTTATTCTGTGGATGGTTTTTCAAATCATATCCACCCTCATAATCAGTAGGGCAGACAAGCATACCATAGCTGTTCATACGCATTACTCTGTGTGGATATTGAAAACCACACACATCGCATATAGCTTTAGCGTTTTTGTTGCTTGCCATTATTATACTCTATTTAATCTAGGTAAAAAATAAGCACTTGCCCTTTCTCTGTCTTCATTCATAGCGTGTGTTAGCTTTTCTTCATACTCAGCCTTTAGTAATGTAATACGACCTGTATCTATGCCAGGACGTTTCATTGACATGTAATAAGCCAAGCCTGTAGTAAGACATGGATAAAATCTACGAGAAATATCTGCGTTCTGTCCTGCAGATTTATTTACATCTTCAGTATACTTTACCTGTTCTAGTTTAACAATATCTGTTGTATTTTCTGGAATAGGCCAAAGGAACAAAGTAGGATTGTTTCTATCTCTACGAATAGCATATTGAGTAGGTCTTCCTGTTTGACTTTTACGAGGAATTTTTAAATACTCTTCCATAGTAATACGTTCAAGCTGAAGGTCTACATTATCTCTATTAAGAACTGCCTCAGTAATATCAATGGTACTTGACGTTAGCGCATAAGATGTTACACTGGTAGAAACTGAAATAGCCGTTGTACCAGCAGTCCAAAGAAGAATACCACGATTTTGCCAATCCTGAAGAAGAAGATTAATTGACCTACGAGCAGACTTAGGTTCATGTCCTAGTGTCTGCTCACCGCCAATCATTTCCATTGCTTCTTGAATAACTTCATCAATGTCCATTGAGAAGTCATATGTTCCGCTAGTGGCCATTTAGCTTATCCTAGTCTTTGTATTCTACAGTAACACCATAGTCATAGTCTACAATAACATCCTGCTCCTGTGCCTTAATCTGTGGGCCTTTACGAGCAGCACCATAACCCTGACCAGTAGGACGACCTGTCATTGCATCAATGTCTTTATCTGTACGTGGATTTTTAATCCAGTTATAAGTATATTCTTTAATATTTTCCATTTTTAATTCTCCGTTTGGGTTTGCGTTTAATACGCTTTTTCATTGGTGGTTTAGTAATCTGTTGACTTACTTTTGATCTACCAATAGCCATTACTTTTTCTTTACCTTATACATAGCTCTTGCCATTTTATCTCCAGCTTTATTTTTAACTGTATTAGATAAATCCTTAAAGTGCATTACACGCTTAGAACTTTTAGTATGTATTTTTCCGCTGTGAATAGAACCATCAGGCATTTTATGAACCTCACCGTAGTAAGGTGTTCCGTCCTTAGAAAAATGTGTCATACCTTTTGCCATTATCGTTTCTTCCTTCCGCGTACCAATTTCTGTCCTTTAGGTGGAGATTTTTTAGAACCACTTGGTCCTGCCCAAAAAAACTTATCCGCCCAGTATGCAGGGCTTGTTTTACCTCGTGCAATGTTTTTAGCGTGTCGTGCCTTAAAAGATTTACGTGCTTCAGGAGAATAATTATGACCCATCTTCTGATCACCAAAACGAATAATCTTTACTCTTTCTCCATTTTTTACAGCAACAATACCTTTTTTGGTAGGATGGCTAGGAGTTTTCTTTGGTTTATTTAAACCTGATAAACCATAGCGTTTTAGTTTATTTTTGTCTGACTCAGATAATGCCATTATTTTGTCTTTCTATACTTTCTAACTTTCTTAGCTATAGTCTTAGGCTGTTTTACAAACTGTTTGCCTTGCTTAGTTCCTTTACGCTTCGCTGCAGTAGTTCTAGCATACTCGGAAGAAGACAAAGACTTAATTGCTTTTTCAGGAAGATAACGCTCACCAGTAGCTTTTGGTCCTTGAGTAGATGGTTTACCTGACTTAGTACGCCACTTTTGCTTTGTCCAAGACTTTAAACTTTTTTGCTTTTTAGTAGGACCAGACTTATAACCACCACCAGCCTTTTTATATTCACTTGCCAGTAGCTGCGCTTTTCGTGCAGACCACTGACCAGCCTTACCACCCTTAGTTCCAGACATAATTTTATTCTTTAGTCTTTCTCGTAAGGCTGACTTAGTGTAGGTATTAGCCACGTTTTTTCTTTCTTGTCTTACTTTTTCCTGCACTACTTAATGCTATTGCTATCGCTTTCTTTTGAGGATACTTTTCTTTCTTTAGCTTACGAATATTAGAGCTAATAGTTTTTCGGTTTGAACCTTTTTTTAATGGCATTAGTAAAGTCTACCACCACCGCTATAGCCACGTTTGGTTTTAACCATACCACCACCCATCATAGCTTTACCATAGCCACGCCGAGCTTTACCACAGCCTTTGGGTAAACCTCCCCTTTTCATTTTCATCTTCTTACCTTTACCTACTTGACCACCTTTGTAATCACCCTCATAAAGTATTTCTTCTTCTAGCTTTTCTTTAATTTCATCAGAAACAGTTTTATCGTCTAGAACTTCTCCTATATCTCTTCCATACTCAAACCCTGCCCTTCCATTTTTTCGATTTTTCAGGACCAAGAGTAAGAGCAGCAGTTCCAGCAGCAGTTGTAGCCAAAGCAGTTCTGGTTTGTTTAGCTTTTTTCTGAGCCGCTTTAGATATTGGCTTAACTTTTCCTTTCGTAAATCTTGGTTTAAGAAGATTACTACCTCTTCCTGTTCTAGGACCAGCTCTTTTATCTAATCCAAATACTAATCTAAGAGCATCTATATTGTCTTTTTTATTTAATGCTTCTCTAACTCTTCGAACAAAAGCCGGTCCTTTTCCTGCTAGAATTTTTCCAACTTTAGCAAGACCAAGACCCGGAACAGCATAACCAGCAATCTCTGCAACAAGTTTTGCGTTCTGTTGCCTTTTTTGAATTTTTGGGTCTTTCATTTGTTCTTGTCGCTCTTTAGCAGTTTTTAGGCTAACCATACCTTCCCGTTTTCTTTTTTTAAATTCTTCTAGTTGTTTTGCTGTAGGCATAGTAAATCTCCTTTAACTTTAATATAGGCGGTTGTGTGAACAGGAATATTTAGCAGCTTTCTTTTTGTAGTCTTTACTGGTTGGACGATTTTTTGCTGCTTGGTTATAGTCATTACCAACACGCCCACCCTTTTTCATTTGAGAATATTTTCCTGTATCTGGATCAAATACTTGACTACCATACATCATATCTGATTCATCTTCTTCATCTTTAATGATAGATTTTTCTTGCTCTGTTAAAGGCTCTTTATCATCTTTATCATCTTTCTTTTTTTTCGTACTAAAGCCACTATCCTTATCTAGCTGACGCTGATAAGCCATAGCAGGACTTTCATTTGGATTAAGAGGATCAAAAATAGGACCGGGCATAATAAACTCCTTGATTAATTTGAATTTGCAACAAGAGGATTGTCTGCTCCACCGGGACTTGCTGGTGTTT